TGAAGTTCCATTTCTTCCATTGTTTTAGGAAGATCAACTGCTGGTATATTTGTTTGTGATATATCTTGTCCTGTAGTAGCTTTTACTTCTTCTATAATATCTTGACCATACATATCCATAGCTAGCCTAGTAGCGTAGTCTGTTCTCTTTTTAACAGACATAGGATCGTTAGCATAAGCTTTTATATCATAATCTTTATTAGAAATACCATTAGTAAGTATATCTACAAATTTAGATAATATAGGCACTGGTTTCCAATCTAAGTTTAAATAAGATAAATCACCATTTATAGATAATTCATCTTTATATTTTTGAGTTGATTGTTCACCTCTAGCATATAATCTACGAGTGTGATAATTGTTAAAGGTTGTTAAATACCTATTTCCATTAGTTCTACCTTGCGCAAACCATTCTGATTGTATAGCATCAGCAACCTGACTACCATACTTCATACTTAATTTTTCCTCCAAAGGTACCACCTGATTGGGAAAAGCGCTATTAGTATTATAATTTATATTCATTTATTTTATAATTTTCGAAACAATACCAGTGTTATCATATTTTTTTATACCCAAATCATAAGATATAACTTGTCTTTTTGGTACAGGTCTGTATCTATTTTTGTTACATGCCATTAAAGCAAGTCCAGAACTTATAGACGCATCATGCTTTGTTCTATTGTTTATGTTAAATCTACTCCAATCATTTAAAGTTCTTTGAAAATACATGTCTCCATAACCCTTATCTTGTAAACCTATAAAGTTTTCTATATAAGTTTCTATTGCAGCAGCGTGTGCTTGTTTTATATCTTCACTTGAGTTTGGTATACCTCCAATATCTCTTTCAGTAACAGATAACTTGTTATATATTTTGTCAGGTCTATTCATTGAAAAACCTCTATATCCTCTTCTTTTAAAATGATACAACAATCTAGGTTTATTATTTTCCGCTAATATAGGCATGCCATAAAAAACACAGGCCATAAGTACATCTTCAAAAAATATCTCTGCTGTTTGAGGTCTAGCTATATATTCTAAAAAGAAATGATTAGGTGGAACGTCTAGCATACTAAAACTAGTTAATCCATGCAACGAACCATTAGAACCTCTACTATCCACTGTTCCAGATATATCATAACTATCACAACCAAAAGCACCTAAATCCTCATTACCTGGATATTTAACCCCATTCTTTACTATTACACGATTTTGTAAGTTTTCAGGTGGAACCCAAGTTACTAAAAATCTGCCGTTGCTATTTGGAACAAATATAACGCTAGTATCTTTTATTCCATCTCTCCATTGGAAACTACCTTTAGTAACTAAATTACTGTGTTTTAAATCTCCATTAAAATCAATTTGCTCATAAATTTTTGTCAAATTAAAAAGAGATTGCTTTGCTTCATCTCTAAAAGCATGTTCTTCAGTTCTTGGAAATTGTCTATAAAATTCATTTAAAGCATCTTGATCTCCTTTTAAACCGTTTACTTCGTTTTGCCAATATTCAATTACACCTAAATCTATTATATCTCCATGCGGTCCAACACTTTCAGTTTCTGGTGTTTCGAATACAGGTACGCCATAAGAATCAATGTATCCTTCGTAGTTCCATTCCATAGGTATGAACAAACTATATAATCCCGAGCGAGTCTGTCCGTTGCGGTTTCGTTTTGTAACGTCGGAGTCATAATATAGTTTTTTAAAGTTATCACCACCTTTGTCCAGCGCATTACAGGTACTACCCATCATACACTTTCCAATAATTCTACTACCTAATCGTAGTGTGGTTTTCGTAACCCTCCAGTTGTTGAGGATGTTGTTCGGACGTTCCCATTTACCCGATTCATCGTGGACGAGGAGTTTGAGTTTCTCTCCATCATAGGAGTTATCACCGGTGTTCTTCCAATCGATGGTCGTGTCAAGTCCCTGTAATTCCTGTTGGGTTTCGTCAGGGGTTGTGGTAAGTTTTCTACGGGTGAACTTACTGGCGGGGACACGGTAGGCAAGCTCGGTCTTTGGACGGTCCATTCCGTCCTGGATGGGTTTGAAAAAGAAGGGATAATTAACTGAAATTGGAACCACCTTGTCTGTGAACATCGTCTTTGCATCAGGACCGGACTTTGAAAGTATACCATACCTGGAGTCACTTGATATGGTTGCCATGTTGACCACCTCTCCAGAGGCCATGAAAGAAAACCCGGAACGCCTGTTCTTAAGGTAGCACATCCCATAGGATCGTGGATCTGCCTTGCAAGCTTCCCAAAAGATAAAGAATAATCTGTTTGCTTCCCTATAGTCTGGCTTCCCAACATCAATTTTGGACCACTGCAAGTACATAAAATGAGTACCACTAATGTAAGTAGCCACACCTTTATTATAGAACCAAAAGCCTTCGTCTCTGCGAGTAAATTCTTTATCAATGTAATCATACCATTTCTCCTTGAAATCAACAGGGTATCTCTCCCAATCAAATATCGTTTTTATTTTCTTTAATTCAACAGGTATAGGGGTTTGCTCCCAAGTATTAGACTTAAACTTATGTACGTCTTTTGGTTGTTTTGGTAGAGCTATTTTTAAATTTTGTATTTCATATATCTCACCTATTTGACCAGTCTTACTTATAACAACTACATCATGCTCTTTGTTATAACCATATTTCCATTTTTTATATCTATTGTTTTTTTTGATTATATGTGGTTTTATATAATCATCTAAAACTTTATAAAGATCTTGAGTATACATTATTTAGATCTACCTTCAGCAAAACCTTTAAAAGCTCTTTCTTTTTTAACTTCTTTAGGTTTTTCATTTAACATATTCTCTTCTTCTTGTATGCGTTGTAGTATTTCAAACGCATCAAATATAGCTAGTTTTTTTGTAGCGGCAGCGTTCTTAAGTCTGTCAGCTGATATATCATCATCTGAATCAACAATAGCTTCTTTAGCTACTTTGATTAACTCTTCAACTGCTTTTTGCCCAGCTTGGATTATACTCTTTTTGGTCTTCTTTATATCCATGTTCTAATAAAATATCATTTGATTTCATACAATACAAACGCTCACCGTCTATATTAAACTCCCATTCTGACCCAGCTTTATAAGTAACTATGTGTCCTGGAGTTATTCTTAGCTCTTCTAAGAAGCTATTACCTATTTTTAGTATACCAATATTGTTTAATTCTTTTTTGTTTAATAGAATATCTTTATTTTTAATAGGTATTATAAAGCACCTATCGTTTAAAGAGTTCCAATATTTATTTCTTTTATACAAATAAACCTGGTCTACACTAGCAAAATATAAATCATCTTTAAAATAAGATCTACTATTTGTCTGCTTACCTTGCATGTTATAAAATCTTCTAAAAATGTTTTGATGTATTACAACTATATCACCCTGTTTAACAGGCGTTGCAATAGCGAGAGGTGTTGATACTACTTCAGCAAATCTATTTACAAATTTCCAACCTTCAACTTTAGTATTTAAAACTAATTCCTTATCACCTATTTTTTTTGTATTAGAATATCTTTCACCTATCGGCTTAACGATAAAATCATACACACTTCTCATCAGTACTTAAGATCATACTCGATTGATATAGCCATGTTAGAATTAAACTTCTTCCAAGGTAATACCTCATCGTTCTTTTTTATATAAATGTTATATGAATACTGATTTTTCTTATAATGTTGTCCATTTTACTTTTCTTTTTCTATCTCTGTATATGTTCCGTCTTCTAAATTAATATTTACTTGACCGTATTTTCCTTCTAAATCTTTTTTCGTTTCGTCTATCTCTTTATTAAGAGTTGCAACTTGGTGTAATAGACTATGTTTTTGAGTTTCTAAAACACCCATTTTAATGAGCATGTTGTTTAATTTTTCTTGTTGTTCTACAACTTTTGATAACTCATTTTCTTCGATTTTATTTAATTGTTCTGACATTTAATTTAATTTAATTATTATTGTTGGATTTTTTTGCTTTTTCCCAGGTACGCCCAACAAAATACGCGCCATACACCGTGATTAATAAAGACTGAAAAATCGGTATATATTCTTCTTTTAGATAAGAACGAATCAGATTGCATATCCACTTTCCATCTTTCAGTAATCTGCGTCTGTGCATCCTGATCCGCTTTCTCTAATAATTCTTGTACCTTTTGTTTTGCAGCTAATCTCTCTTCGTCTGTAGTTGTAAGCTTATCGATTACATCACCTACGTCTTTAATTAAACCACCAGTTAAAAGACTTAAGATTTTTTTCATTATTTTTTATTACCTTGTTTCATTCCAAACTTCATTGGACCTTGAGGCATTTTAGGTGAACCACCAGATAAATATTCTTGAGGGGTGTTGAATCCTCCATAACTACCAACAGTACCAGGATCAGTATTAACACCAGTAACAATAGCTGTACCTTTACGGTTTTTACCAATCTTAATTTCCTTCCCTACATTAGAAGGCTTATATTGCCCACCAAATGATGAATAACAGCTTTACTTCCTCTACCACTAGTCACATTTGCTGTTCCTGTTCCTACATTATCACTAAACATTTCATTAGCTTCATCGTGAGTAAATCTAAATTCTCCTGCTTTTTCTTTAAAGCTACTATCTTTATTTGAATCTCGACTAACTAAAGTTCTTCTACCTATTTTATTACCATGTTTTATAGCGTGTAGAAGAGTTTGTTCATTGATAGGTCTATCTTTTAAATACTGATCAGCTACATTAGCACTATCTCTTCTAGCTAAATTTACTCTTTCTGCTTGACCAGCCTCATATCTATTTCTTCTATTTTCTTCTCGTTCCCTACCAGCATCTAATAATTCCTGAGCACCTTGGTTTTTAGAAGTTTTCTTTTGTTTTTTAACCTCTGTTTTAACACTTGGCTTAGTTGTAGAATTAGAAGAAGTACTTCCACCTGAACTAGATGTACCAGCTATTTTATCATATGCACCAATGTTTGATTGAGAAATATGACCAGCTTCTGCCATTTCAGTTCCAGTTCTACCAGAAAACTTTTCATTTTTAGATAAGCTAGTCATGTAATCTGAATCAGATTGTTTTGTTTTTGTTCCTGACTTAGCTTTTTCTAATTTAGTTTTTGATTCTGAACCACCACCACTTGAAGAAGTATCTGTGGAACTACTAGTGCCTGGCACTACTACTTGACTTGTATTTTGTTGTGTATACGATGGTCTATCACTACCTACTTCGTGACCTTTTGTTGGGTCATTAGGATCTAAGTGTCTTCCCGGTGCATGCATACCTTTAGAAGCTCCTTCATATTTAGGTGCTCCATTCATGTACATACCAGCACCATCGTAATACTTAGCAGCTGCATCACCATGCATCATTTTAGCTGCTGTTAAGTCTCCTTTTTTTCCTGGTGCTATTCTTCCAGCACCTAACTTTTGGATGTATCCTAGCTTTTCCGCAGGAACGTCATATTTAAAACCATCCATGTAACTATCTTTACCCATAATTATAAAATTAATTTGTTATTTATTTTTTTGTTTTGATTTCGTTTGCATAAGCTGGAGGCTCCCACGGTCCAGTACCTTTTGCAAAATGTTCTTTTGAATATTTTTTATCCTTATAATAAATCCAA